TCAGCACTTGGCTTAAGTGCATGGCTGGCGTTGGTGAGCAGTGTGCAGCGAACATCTTGGAAGCAGTTGCTTTGTCGGATACGTATAGCACAATATTCTGGAAGTTGGGCAAGAATGGACATCTCTCAGCAGGATTGGAACACATTGAAGCAGTGCTTAAGCAAGTGCACAAATCAGTGTACAGGACAATGGACTCGTGGTGCCCGAGGTTGGGAATGCATGAGCACAGCGAAGACCTGGCCAACAAGATGCTGTACATGAACATGCTCATTGGGAGATACAACTTCCCGGATTTGCTGAGCGATGATGACATCAGGGCCAGGGCTGAGGAGGGCATTGACGCAGCACCTCCACTCTGGGGGCACAGCGGGCTGCTCGACGCCATATCAAGGCTGCAAGGTCCAAGGGCAACTGCAGCAGCGATGGCAAGGCTGAGGTCACAGCCGGGTGATGGTGATGACATAGACATTCTGCTCAAGAATGCAACCTCACATGGAGCGTCCGGCTCTGCAAAAGCTCTGGCTTCTTGGAGAGTAGAAGTCGATGGGGCAGAGCTGGAGCTGTCGAGAACATCGAAGACGCTCTGGCTCCTGACACTGACAAGGGCAGATGTTGAAGCAATGCTGGAGTCGGAACCTGGGATGAAGTCGCGGCCTGTAGACAAGTATGAGAATGCTAAACAGCGGCTCCTCATACCGGGCGAGTTAGCACACTGGCTCATGGAGAGTCTGATGCTGATGCGAGTTGAGAGCGTGACTTACAAGAGTTTGGATAAAGTGATGCTGGAGCAAGGTCCTTGGGACGAAATGTGTGCGCGATACCAACGCATGGCATGGATGAGGGCACAGGAACGAGGCGATGGTGCGGTAGTGAACAGTGACTTCGCAGACTTCAATCTCGAACATAGCTATGCGGCGCTGGTGACACACATGCAATCATTCGTCAATGCTGCTGAGAACACACCAGGGTTGAACAGGGGGCAGGAGAGTCTCATGGCGGCAGCAGGTCGATGGTGCATAAGGGCACTCACGAATGCTTGGGTCGCAGGCAGAGTGCAGGAAGATGAGTACTTCAAGACGCTCAGAGGGTTGTGGACTGGATGGCGCAGCACGATGTGGCACAATAGCTGTTTGCAGGATGATTACCAGGAGGCCAATGCAATGAACATGCTTGAAAGGGGCATGGATCCGGGCTTGGTAGACATGCATGACATAGGTGATGACAGTGTGGGAAGATTCAGCAGTGAGTTCAAAGCGCTGCGATATCTGAAGAACCTCATGGACAGCAAATACCATCTGCAGGATGA